GTGCGTACCTTCTTAATAGTCGTCCGACCTCTGACGGAGTAACCCTTGGAAGGGTCTCCGGGTAGCGTAGGATCCCACCAACCAGGCTTAGAATTTAAAGTATGGTAAAGCGGGTAACTACCAGGCCAAACCGCCATCGAAACGATGACGGGGATTTCAACTAAAGTACGGAAATACCAACCATCGACCTGATGATCAGCGCGAAAAGCGCCGTTCAAAGGACCGATAAGATGGCCATCACCGTATCCTTCAGGACCGAAAAGATAGAACTCTTTTCCGGGTCCCGAAGAAAGCATCCAATCACATACCCGCATAAGGCGATCAGCCCTATACGAGTCATGAAACGTATTGCGTATTTTGTACGCGAGTCGCTTGATTGAGTTGTATGCATAGTTGAACTCCAGAATGCCAGAGCATTCCTTTTTAAGTTGCCAAGGACGTACTAAAATTCCTGCGAAGTAGTCGGCGCCACAACTTTCAAAGAATGATCCTTGAATAAAGGACTTTTCTTCGTTAATTGTAAAACCGAGATACCCCGTGAGCTCCTTGAAAAGCTCGAAACAACGGGATGGTATGATGACATCGTCACCATACACACCGAGATTTACACCGGTCTGAACATCCCCAAATTCCTCTGCACACGCATAAGCGCATGCATAGAAGATGAGGCTTTCAAGTTCAAAAGTGTAAGCGTTACCCATGGAAGTGAATTTGTGAAAATTCCTCCAAGTACCTTCAAAATGGTACATAGGGCAGCGACCTCTATCGAGAAACTCGAACCAATCGATCGGTAAGAGATCCATGACAACGTTGTAAGAAATTGTATCGCTGGCAGAAGCAAAGTCCACAGTAGACAGGGATTTTTTGAAGGCTTGCTGAGCAAGTCTCTGATTAATACCCTGATCTCTGAGGTCAATACCATGCCGGAGAAGACGATCTCTTATGTGAGAACCAATACCCTTTTGATAGAGCCCATTTAATGTGGGCTCAATACAGATAGGGCGATCGGTCTTCGCATTCTTCGGAACGAAGGTCAAATCAGACCCCGGCACAAGACAAACGTCTTGTGTGGTTCCCTCTGGGAACCAACCGGGAAACTCTCCGAGAAATTCTGAGAGGACTGATTGGAACGCGTAGGTGCACTCAAGCTTAGACGTAAGCTTATTATAAGCGGCTGTCTCACCGCGAATGCCAAAAGTCGCTCCAGGACCGAAACGAAAGTCGAGATCTTCAAGCGAAGGAACATCACCGAGTATCTGGGCTATTTTCTGTCTCACTCTAAAAAGAAGAGATGAGACCGCAGGGTTGGAATCCTGCAGCCAAGATGCTCGCATGCGTTCATTTGTCTGAGAACATGCGACTTCAGCCTGTATAAACTTCTTAACAGCCGCCAGTTTCCGATCAATCTTCGTGTCCAGATTAGGATACTTAGAGAGGAGGGAAAAGGCTTGTTTGTCAAGAAAGTAAGTATAGGCATCCTGGTAGTCTAACGGTCTCACATCACTATTGACATAGTCAATATGTGACTCTGCTAACATTAAGTCAGCAGCGTGAGAACGGGGCGTATCTAACGCCCATAAGACCTGCGAAGCGATGGCAAGTGCTGTCACACGACGGAATTTGCGCTGAACCTTTACACGAGTGCTCATGATAAGGCCTTTCTTTATGCAAAGAGAAGGCTTTCAGCATGCCGAAGCATGAGAAAGTTTGGAAGATCAGCTGGAAACGGCTAATCGGAACTTAGAACGGAACCTCGTAATTCTCAACAAAGTTGGAAAACGTGGCAGAGTTCAAGAAGTTCTTCAGAAGGGCAGACATGTCCTTCCGGTCCTGCAAATTACAACGCTCAGGGAGCGTGAAAATGCACTCAACGACCGGGCGGTAAGAAACCGTCGGCGCAGGAGCAATACCACTAATCGTGGAATTGCTAATGACCTCCATCTTCGGAGTTTCCAGCTTCACAAGGAGGCGGAGATTCCGATTACCAATCTTACTGTTTCCAGTAGGACGGGACAGTTGGAGCGTGAGTTTATTGAACCCGATGTAGACGCCCGCAGCTCGGTCTTCCCATTGCGCAAAGTCCGAAACCGTCTTAGACGGTGAGAACGTGTGAGCGACAGGAGTCGGAGTAGCGAAATCGCTAATAACGACGTTTGCAATAGCGGCCATGAGGTCGCTCCTTTTGAGGACAGGGGTTCAGAGGGCTTTGAGAATTCAAAGTTTACCTCAATTGTTGAGCCAGCAGAGCAATTCCACTTATCATCCTTATGGGCGATAAGTTTGTTGACACTGTCATATCCGAGAGGCGAGGAGAAGGGATCTCACCGAGAATGTTACGCTCAACACGAGTGTGTTTAGCGATACCATTACCGGATCCGATCACGAAAACCTTTGCCTCAGGGTTATTAAGTGTCCTCCGATTGACGTCAATATAGGAAGTTGTGGTTACACACTTATAACCACTGGTTCCGCCTGCGTGAACGAATCGCAGACCGTCTCCTAACCCAGAAAGGTAGGAGCCGATGGGAAGAAACCAATCTGCCACAAAGGACAGAGGGACCAATTCCCATGCAACCTCGAGGGGATTCAGTAAGCCCAAACGCCCTAAGACGTTTTCGGGTTTGGCCTCGAATTTCCAAACCACGCGAACTGATTCTTCAACAGTAGTCTTGATATTGGCTCTGGTCTCGGGAGAGACCTCGACAATTTCTTGAGCTGAGAAGAACTCGGATGTCATCTTATCATTACCGACAACCTTGCCCAAATGGGCATCGGGTCGTTCTGAAAGATCCATCAGAGTGTTCATCGCGCTATGAACGTCTTGCATGAATGGAAGCCACCCATAACGGTGTTCCAACCATGCGTTGCTAACGGCTTTTACTCGATTCTTTGGAAAGTTTCGATTGAAGTCGCTAACACCTCGGGGTCCGCCGACGAGACCTAAAGTCTTGCCGAACGCCACGATATTACCTTTCTTTAACTGCCGTAAGGCGGTAACGAAAGTAATAGCGGTTTTCTCGACCATCTGAATAGTCTTACGACCTTCAGCGAGAAAGACAGGGACGTTCCACTGATTACTACGCGCCTTGTTCATCAAGCGCTCCCGGGCTTTTAAATCCGAGAGCATACGAGATGAATGCCTCATGCCGCAGATATTAGCAATGTGAAAATGCTCTATCTGACGACCTGATACGACTAGCCAGGGGTTAAACACTTCTGGATCAGGAGTGTATGGTCCGGCTATAACCGTAAAGGACACGTAACTGTCCGGTAATTGCTCTTTAATTAAAGTAAAAGAGTTATCGGGCAGACGTTCATGGTTTCTCTTCTTCGTAAAGAACCCCGGAGTGTTACCCCAAGACTTTCCTAACTGCTCAATATAAAAAGCAGGAAGTTGAGTCTTAGTACCATCCGGATCATCTTGATCATACGTTTGACCATTCGCATAATCGCGGTGTTCAAACGATGTCTTGATATTGTCGACCAAGCCAGTATTTTTCTGTCTTGACGGCATAGGTATCTCCTGAAAGAAGAGTAACCTGAGGGGGCGATGCATGTTGCCATGCAGTTATGGTCGCCTAAATAGATAAGCTAACCCTCGACTGAGATCACTAACCATCTTTGGTGATGGAAGGTAATTTCAGATCTCTCGCCCTTTTCTTCGCAAGAAGAAAAGACAGGAACATGCGAACCAAATTTAACACAATTTGTGTTTTATTAGGAGACATGCGGTACTCCATTGTTGAGGAACAAGGAGTGACCTCCCTGAAAGACGCTTCGCAGCATCTAAGCGAAGTGAGGAAACGAAAGTTTCCCGGCGAAAGCCGAAGTCCCCCGTGAGG